ATGGATCATACTTTAACAAGAGCAGAAAGCCTCAGACTCATGGAGCTTTTGAGCTTACCTATGGAGCAGTATGGAAACTTTCCCTTAATGAGAAAAGCCTTTTTACAAAAATGCAAAATACTGCATCCTGACAAAGGGGGCAATCAAGAATTAGCTAAAGAGCTAATAAGTCTCTATAAGAGACTGGAGGAATTGTTGCCCACCCTGAATCCTGAAGAGGGATTTTCTACAACTCAGGTATATGAAAGCTCAGATATTTTTATATATTTGAGTGACTGGTCAACCTGCAGATATGGGAAAAATGGGGATTGCAGATGCCTATTTTGTTTGCTGCAAAGAAATCATAAGAGGAGAAAAACCCCCTGGCCCAAAGTTTGGGGAGATTGTTTCTGCTTTAAATGCTACACTACCTGGTTTGGCCTGCACAGATCCTGGATGGTTTTCTTGTCTTGGAAAGAAATTATTGGTAAAACACCATATAGAGTGCTGAATATTTAAGGTAAGATTTTATATTTTTCAGATTCCTCAATATGGGACACCTGAATGGGATGAATGGTGGAATCAATTTAATCAAGGGTTTGATCTCTTCTGTGATGAAAACTTTGCAAATTCTGATGATGAGCCTGACTTTTCTCACAGCCAAAAGAGATCAGCAGAAGAAGAATCTGAAGGCTCTCAAGCAACCCCTCCCAAGAAAAAGAAAGAAGCCCCTACACCTCAAGAAGTTCCTGATCTGCTTAAAGACTTTATAAGCCATGCAATATTTAGCAATAAAACTTTTAATTGCTTTTTAGTGTACACAACTTTAGAGAAAAGTGCTATGCTTTATAATAAAATTAGTGATAAATTTAAAGCTAGTTTTATAAGTAGACATAAATTAGAGTCTGAAGGTTTGCTTTTCTGTATCACTCCTAAAAAACATAGAGTTTCTGCACTTAGTAATTTTTGCCATTCTTTTTGTAGCATAAGTTTTTTGATTGTTAAAGCTGTTATTAAAGAGTTTCCTTGTTATGATGCTATGTGCTTACCACCATTTCAGGTTTTACAGCAGAGTATACCTACTGGCTTAAACATGAATTTTTTTGATGATGCAGAGGATGCTGTAAAAGCTGTGAGCTGGAAATTAATATCTGAGTTTGCTTTAGAGATAATGTGTGATGATGTACATCTGCTTCTTGGATTGTATAAGGAGTTTGCTTCCCCTGTGGATGTCTGTAAAAAATGTGATGAAAAGATACTGCCTGATCACTTTAAATTTCACTGGGCCCACAAGCAAAATGCTGAATTATTTTTAGATTGCAAAAATCAAAAAACTATTTGTCAGCAAGCAGTTGATGGAGTGATTGCCAAAAGAAGGGTGGATACAGCACAGCTTTCTAGGAAAGAACAGTTAACTCAGAGGTTTAAAATGCTGTTTCAAAAATTGGATATTTTATTTGGTGCCAGGGGAAAAGTCTCCCTTACTACATTCATGGCAGGAGTTGCTTGGTTTGACTGTCTCTTTCCTAATATGAAGGATTTAGTGTCAGATTTCCTAGAGTGCATGTTAAATAATATTCCTAAAAAAAGATACTGGTTTTTTACAGGGCCTGTAAATACAGGAAAAACTACTTTGGCAGCAGCTTTACTAGATTTGTGTGGGGGAAAGTCCCTAAATGTGAATATGCCCTTTGATAAAATAAACTTTGAGCTAGGAGTTGCCATTGATCAGTTTATGGTTGTCTTTGAAGATGTTAAGGGCCAAACAAGTGAAAATAAAACACTCCCAACAGGGCAGGGAATATGCAACCTTGATAATTTAAGAGATCACTTAGATGGAGCAGTTAAGGTTAATTTAGAAAAGAAGCACCTAAATAAAAAAACCCAGATATTTCCTCCAGGCATAATAACTGCAAATGAGTACTTTGTACCCTTAACATTAAGAGTGAGATTTGCCAAGACTCTCAGATTTTTATTTCAAAAAAACCTGTATTTGTCTCTCAGAAAAACTCCAGCTTTAGGAAAACACAGAGTTCTGCAGAGTGGGGAAACATTATTGTTATTATTGGTATACCATTGTGCTGTGGAAGATTTTTGCTCAGAAATTCAGGATTTGGTTGTGCAGTGGAAACAAAGAATTGATGAGGAAGTGTCATGTGGTGTATACCTAGAAATGGTGAGAAATGTGCAGGGGGGGTTGTGCATCTTTGGGTCTGATGATAGTGGAATTTTTACTCAGCAATCCAGCCAAACAACTCAAGAATCACAGACACAAAGTACTTAAAAATATGCTGGGTTTATTTCACAATAAAGCATGCTGTTTTTTTGAATTCTTGTGGTTTATTGTTTGTTGGGGAGGGGTGGGATTGTGATCTCGTCACCCATTTGATCTCTATACCTGATAAGATCTGGGTCTCCAGGTAGTTGCTCAACACCATCATAAACCCTGACCTCCTCTACCTGCTGTGACATATCTTGACCCTGGATCTCAGGCTGCATTTTTGTGAACAATGTGTTAAGCAGTGAGCTCACAGGGTATGGGTTCTTAACTACCCTCTTTCGCAGGGTAATGCTGAAATACCTGGGCAGGCCCCTGTATTTCATTTTGTTGTTAAATTGGGTGTGGAACCCACATATGTCAGCACAAGTTAGAAACAAATTATCCCCCTTGCACAAAGGCCCAACTCCATTTTCATTCAGCAAAATTGTTGTGGTAGAATTTGTGAACTGCAAAACTGGGGGAGTATTCAGCCCACCATTCAAAGACCCAAAATATCTGGTATTCTCATTTTTAGAGGGGTCAGCTTGCCAGGCCTCAATAGGGTAGATGCCATCTTTTGTGAGTGAGGTTTTCAGAGTTGGGTCCAAAACCTGAGCAGCTTTAGGAGCTGCTGCAAGAGCTGCTACTCCTGGAGGGTAGGTGGTCTGGTGGTTAGCTACAATATATTGAAGTTCCAGGGGTTCCCCCCCAATAGCAAAAAAATGGAAATTAACCCCAGCAACAGGAATCCCAGCACCTTCATTATCATAAGCCCTCTTAAAAAGACTGTGAGCATTGACCAGAGTATTCACCCCCACAACTTCTGTCTTGCAGCTTACAGCTTCCCACATCAAGATAGTTCCACAAGTAATGTCCTCATTCAACATGGGCAGCTGAATTTTTGCCATGCTGTAACAGGGCAGTTCTTTCTTTGTAGGACTGTCTTGCTCCCACTGCTCATTATTTGAAACAGTTATATTGTCACTGTATCCATAAAAATCAGACTGATTGTCCATTCCCATTCTAGGGTTAAGAAAGGCCTCTATGGTTGTGATACTATCTGGGCCAGTTTTCACACCCAGCACTTCCACACCCCCAGCAATTATAAGTCTGGGCACTTCAGTGGGCTTCCTAGGCCCTCCTAGGCTTCTTTTTTTGGGGGCCATCTTCCTCTTCCTCTAGATCTTCCAAGGTCCTTCTCCAACTAGGAGAAATGTCACCATATAGTCCTAGAATTAGAGGAAGCATCCAGTCAGCAGCTGTTCTCTGTTCTGCCCCACCAGGAGGTGGGTACCTCTCAACATATTGAGCAGAAAACTGCTGGGGTACAGCTCCTCCATGAAGTACAGGCACAGGCCTCTGGCCTAGTGGAACCTCACCAATCCTTCTATATAATTGCCTTGCCTGGGCAGGATTAATTCCTGGAAGCTCAGCATAGTAGGTCTCCAAAGAATTATAAATGCTCCTGGGCAAAAGGGACACAGCCCACCTTGCATTTTCAAAGTACACAGCTATCAACTCTGACAGAGAGGTTACTGTTCTCACAGCCAAATCCCTTGAAATCTGGGTAATCTCTTCTTCTATAACATTCTGCCCTATTCTTTGTGCTGTTTCCCAAAAGTATCTGCCAATAGAGTGGTACAAATCTGCAGCCCATGTATAGGGGTCAATGTAGTTGAGAAACCTCACTAGAGGCCTAACTCCAGGAAAATCCACATCATAATCAGGGATCCACTGTTGAAGGGCCATACTTCTATTCAAGTTACTTATGGGCACAGAATAATCATAATAATAGGGGTATAAAGCAGCAGCAATAGCAGCCCCAACAGTAAGAGATCCAGTAGTAGCAAACTCTGTGGCAGCAAGAGCAGCAAAAGCTTGTGGAAATGTCTCTGAGATAGTGGATAAAGCAGAATAAGCTTCAGCTGAAACTTCTGCTGCAGCAAGGGCCTCAGCCTCTGTTAGGCCTCCAAAGGTTACAAGGTTAGCTATATGAGATTGTAGCAACTCAGCAGTTGTAAAGGCTTCTCCTGAAAGGATAGTTTCAACTGAAAGTCCAGTAACAGTGCTCAGCTCAAATACTTCAGCTAAAACAGCCAAAAATGCTCCCATCACCTAAAAAATATAAAAAGATTTGGTACCTTAAGAGTTAAAGCAGCACATCTTGGAGGTCGCTGACAAGTTCATGAAGCCGTTGTGCCAAGACTAACTGGTTTCGAAGGAATGACTCATGTGTGTTGTCTACTTCCTGTGGTTTCCAGGGAGGAGACTCTTGGGAACTTTGATTATGATCTTTTGAATCAAAACATGTAACTGGGCTGGCAGCCAACCCATCTGGGCAGTCAGCCAGAACTGGGCTTCCTGCCAAACAGCAGTCAGCCAGAACTGGGCTTCCTGCCAAACAGCTACTGCAGACAGAGGGAGGGGCATAGGGAGGGGATCTGCAATTTCTAAAAATATTTGTTTTTTTTAATTTTTCATGTATTGTATTTATAAGCTGCCGTATTTTTTGTTTAAAGGTACATAATTCCCAAAACACACTGTTTTGCAAGCATGCATCAGGTAGTTCATCCTTGATAACTTTATACATTTCTTGTATGAGTTCCAGGATTTCCTCAAGATGACTAAACCTGTTCCCCTGCTGAGCATTGTAGATAATTAGGAGGCACTTGAATGATTGCCAAAGAAGATTAGTGTGGCCCATTTTTTCTCTATAAAACTGGAGGCCCGAGGCCTAAGCCCCTACCTTCTCCAGAAGAAAAAGGGAGAGGCTTTTCAGAGGCTTTCTGAGGCAGTTCAGTTTTACCTGAAAAGAGAAAAA